TGGGGGAATGGTCCTTTATTGTATGTGAATAATACCCCTGGTGATACATACGAAGGTGTATTTGGTTTCCAAAATAAGGCAAATTATACTGATGGTAGAATAACTGCTCTTAAAAGATTAGATGTTTCTGGTTCTGTAAATATACAAAACACTTTAACTGCATCACTACAAGAAGGATATGTTTGGGTTGGTGATGCAAGTGGAAGAACAACTACCGTTTCTACGGGTTCATTTGGAGGAGGTGGAGGTAGTGCATTCCCATTCACGGGTAGTGCACAAATCACTGGTTCTCTTGGTGTGACTGGTTCTATGAGTGGATTTGTAAATACATTAAGTGTTGCATCATCTACTGCATCTGTAAACTTCAATGATGGTAATATGTTTACTATTACATTACCAACTGGTTCAGTAACACATATTACACCAACTAATATAAGAAGAGGACAAACAATAAACATACAAATATCACAAGCAAGTGGAGCATCTACTGGTTCAGTATCTTTCTCACCAAATGTATTATTTGCAGGTGGTAATGATTATCAAGTAACTGCAACTGGTTCTGCAATAGATTTGTTGACATTTGTATCACTTGATGGAACTAATGTATTGGGAACTTCAATTAAAAACTTTCTATAATATATGATTGCACCTGCAGCATTTGAGGATTTAACTTTCCCACAACAAACTCTTATCCCTTGGTCCTCTTATGAGAGTAACCAATGGTTAAGGGCATATGATAATTACTTTAATCAAATCACTATTCCAAGTGCATCTTATGGTGCAGCAATTGAAATAGGTGCAACATTGGCTGGAGGTATTGCAAAATATAATGGTGGTGCCATGGCAGACAATGGTGTTATATATGCACCTGGCCATGTTAATACCGATTGGTTATTAGTTAATACCTATACTGATAATGTATCAGTAACTGGAAGTGTAGGTGCTGGTAATACTAATGGTGCTTTTTATTCACCAAGAAATAGAGCAGTCTATACTGCTAGTTCAAACCCACGAATGTATAAATTATCTATTGATAATAATTCAGGTAGTTTTGTGGCATTACCAGCATTAGGTTCTCAATACTTTCCATTTTTATTATCTTACGATGGTGTTAATGCATATACCCCTGGTACATATAATACTGATACTATGGTAAGGTATGACACCTCAATAGAATCAGGTAGTAATATGAATATTGCAACAAGTAATGATAGAAGCAATGGGTGTTTAGGACCAAATGGTAAAATGTATTGGGCTCCAGCTGGGCCTGCAGGTACACGAAATTTCATAGAGTTTGACCCAGCAACTAATACATATACATCTTTTGGAACTCCTGCTGGTGATACAAGAGATGGTATGTGTTTGGCACCTGATGGGTTTATGTATTCAATGCCTAGGGGAGCAAATGCTATTGTAAGAATAAACCCTAAAACATTAGAATTAACCAATGTTATTACACCAACATCAGTAGCTCGTTCTAATTCATCTTGTATAGGTGCAGATGGAAGAATATATTCGGTTGGTGATGGTAATCAATTAACTATATACAATTGGAGAACAAATACACTTGAATATCTTACATTGCCAAGTTCAAGTGGGTATCATGGTATTTGTTTGGGAGTTTATGGTGATTTATATTTAACACCTTGGTCTGCACCGAGAGTAGTTAAAATACCTCTAACTAATAATAGAGGAAGAATATTGAGACCTATATTAGAAATGAATGGTATATTTGGAAGACATCAAACTGGAATATAATGAATATTGATTTAACAAACTATAATAGTGATTTACCAATTGAGATAGAATACAAATCATTATCAAGAAGTGAATTAGCACTTGACATACAATTTACATTGGAAGGTAATGTGTTATCAATTGATGATAATGGTTTTATATCAGCTGGTATTCCAAGTGGATACGAATTATATGTTACATTAAAACAAAATGAAGATGTAATTTATGACGAAAGACATCTAGTAGATTAAAAAACTAATACAAACAAAACAATTATTGTTATTATATAAAAATAGATTTATACATTATGAACGCAAAAACAGTATTAAAGAAATTAGTAATGATGTTATCTGCAAACGAAGTAGAATTCACATACGCTAAATTGAAAGATGGAACCATCGTAGAATCACCAACATTTGATGTAGGAGAACCTCTTGAAGTAATTTCAGAAGATGGAACTAAATCACCAGCTCCTGATGGAGAACACGAACTTATGTTGAGAGATACTGAAGGGAATGAAACCCTTATTAAAGTATTTACCGAAGGTGGTGTAATCAAAGAAAGAGAAAATGTTGAACTTGCTGATATGGAAGTTAAAGAAGCTGAAGATATTCCTGCTTCTGGTCCTAACGAAATGCCAACAGAGATGAGTGAGGAAACTTACGAAACTGCTCCTGGTGATATTCCAACTACTGGTGATGGTATGCCTGCCGATATTGAAACTGAATCAGTTGATTTAGCTAAAATGATTAAAGAACTTTCTTATCGCATTGAGGAAATGGAAAAGAAAATGACCGAGATGGAGAAAGTTAAAGAAGAAGTAGTAGATAAAGACCCTACTATGGAAGAAGATATGGCAGAAATTGAAATTGAAGTTGGTGAAGAAGAAGAGGAAGAAGAACTTCCAAAGTTAGATGGTGCACCAGTAGAAGCAAGAGTAAAGAAACTATCTGCAATAAATACAAAGAAATCAACCCCAGGCCTTTCTTCACAAGAAAGAGTATTGGCAAGACTATATAACAAAAACATTTAATAACCCAAAACTTTTAACAAAATGAAAAAAAGACAAAATTTGGCGTTACCAACTTTTACACAAAACACCTATGCAGGTGAATTCGCTGGTGAGTATATCGCAGCAGCATTGTTATCTGCTAAGACTTTGGATAACAAGTTAGTAACCATCAAACCAAACGTCAAGTATAAATCTGTAATTCAGAAACTTGATGTATCAGGAATCGTACAAGATGCTTCTTGTGATTTCGTAACTTCAGGTTCAGTTGCTCTTTCTGAAAGAATCCTTGAACCAAAAGAACTACAAGTAAACCTAGAATTGTGTAAGCAAGAATTCGTTGATTCTTGGGAATCTTTGCAGTTAGGTTTCTCTGCGTTTGATACTATCCCAGCATCATTCAATGATTACTTGATTTCTTATGTGGCTGGACAAGTTGCTCAGGCTACTGAACAATCAATCTGGCAAGGTACTGCTTCCAATGGTTCATTCCTTGGATTCCAAACTGCATTCTCTGCATCTATTGCTGCAGGTGGAGCTACTGCTGTATTAGCAGCTAAATCTGGTTCAGTAATCATCTCTGGTTCTGTAACTTCTGCAAACGTATTGTCAGTAATGAATTCAGTAGTTGATACTATTCCTGCTGCAGTATATGGAAAAGAAGACCTTCTTATCTATGTTGGTACTTCAGTTGCTAAAGCATATCAGCAGGCATTAGCCGGTGGTGCTATCGGTGCTAACGGATGGAACAACCAAATGAACGTAGGTGAAAAACCTTTCAACTTCAATGGTATTGAAATCGTTCTTTGCCCAGGTATGAGTGATTCTAAAATTGTGGCTGCACAGAAGTCTAACTTGTTCTTCGGTACAGGATTACTTTCTGACCACAACGAAGTAAGAGTATTGGATATGGCTAATTTGGATGGTTCTCAGAACTACCGAATCATCATGAGATACACTGCTGGTGTTCAGTTCGGTATTGGACAAGATATTGTTTACTACGGAGCATATTAATTTAACTAACTAAACAAAAAAATTTAATAGTATGGCATGTAATATAACAGCTGGAAGAAACGAAGTATGTAAGGATAGTATCGGTGGTTTAGCCGGTGTATACTTTATCAACTTTACTACTGGTTCTTTCACGAAAAACGGAAATGGTGAAGTAACTGCTTTACCTGCTAGTTCAAGTGTATACTATTATGAATTAAAAGGCAATTCTGCATATACAGAAACCGTCAATACATCAAGAGATAATGGTACTACTTTCTTCTCTCAAGAATTAACTTTGAACTTGAAGAAATTAACCAACGAGATGACAACTCAAATGAAGTTGTTGGCTTATGGTAGACCACAAATCATCGTATGGACAATGAATGGAGATGCCCTATTAGTTGGTGAAAGAGAAGGTGCCGATATGACTGCAGGAACATTACAGACTGGTGGAGCGATGGGAGACCTTTATGGATACTCCCTAACCTTCACAGGTATGGAACAACTCCCTGCAGCATTTATATCTGGTTCAACTACAACTACTGCTATTCCTACTTCGGTATTGAATGGTGGAACAATAGTGTACGGAACCAATAGTTAATTCATAATTTAGTATTTAAAGAAAACTCCTCCTATGATAGTCTCGTAGGATTGACTCATAAAGAGTTTCAACCCCATAGTAATATGGGGTTTTTTTTATCTCTACTATTTATAGATAATATCGTGTTATTATATAATAACAACTAGATAATAAGAGATAATGTTAACATATTTCACTGGTGATACTAACCAATATACTATTAGAGTAGAACCTCTACCAACTGGGTCAGAGGTCTTGAGTATAGATTTACAAGACATGACTACATTAAGGAACTACCCTACAATCAATTTGTCTGGTTCTGGATGGGGTTATGAAGAGTACGAATCCTATGTTTCTTTTAGTGTAAATTTTAATGCAGAAACTCTGTTTGAGGTTCCTCCTGGAAATGAGTTTAGAATGACAATATATCCAAGATATAGGCCATCAGGTTCTCAAACATTACTAGTAGGTGATGTAGTATGGAGAGGATCTCTTGCATTCTTTGTTTCTCAAAGTGAAGATAAACCAAACTATGTAAACCAAGTACCAATACCAGTAAATGGTGAATACCCATACATTTCAAACGATACAGAAAATAGATATATAATCCTTCCATAAGATGAATACAAAAGCAATAAAAAGAGACCATAAGTTTAGTGTGGTTAATCTTGCGGATAATATGATTCCACAAGTTACAGAGGATACTAAAACCCGTTACGCATGGGTTCCATTTGGTGTATTTGGTCAAGATGATTTTTGGGATGCAGTAGTGATGGCGTATAATGACTCTACAACTAATGCAACCTCGGTTAATAACCTAGCTGATTTGATATTCGGTAAAGGATTATATACTACTGATGAGACTTTACAAAAACCACTTGAGAAGATTATACCACAAGAAGAAACTAAAAGAGTTTGTTTTGATTTGAAACTATATGGTAATTGTGCGTATCAAGTATATTGGAATGATGACCATACCAAGATTGTAAAGATGTTTCATATTCCAGTACAAACCCTTCGTGCTGAGAAACTATATGATAATACAAGAGTAGAATACTATTACTATTGTACTGATTGGAAAGACCAAAGAAAGATTAAGGATAAGATTAAGATACCTGCATTTGGAACATCTGATGAGAAAAGAGAAGTTCTATACATCAAAGATTATTCACCAAACTTGTATTACTACTCCCTTCCTGATTGGGTATCTGCTCTTCAGTTTGCAATTGCAGAGGCTGAGTTATCTAATCTACACATAAACACAATCACAAATGGGTTCTTACCTACTTTGATGATTAACTTTAATAACGGAGTTCCTGCACCAGAAGAAAGACAAACTATTGAGGATTTACTTTATTCTAAATTTACAGGAACTAATAATGGTGGTAGATTCATGGTGTCATTTAATGATGATAAAGAGAACCAACCAACCATCACTGCAATCCAATCAGATAATCTACATGATAGATTCAAGTATGTTGCAGAATATGCACAAGATAGAATCCTAGTAGGACACAAAATTACATCACCTCTGTTGTTTGGAATACGAACTGCTAATAATGGTTTTTCTTCCAATAGCGATGAGATGAAGACAGCGTATAGTATCTTACAAACAATGACCATTGCTCCTTTCCAGAACCTGCTAATCAACAACCTGACAACTGCATTAAGAGAAGGTGGATTACCTGAATTAGAATTGTATTTTGAACAACTAACTCCTTTGGTAATCTTATCAGAGACTGCAGAAGAAACTGGCAAAACAATAGAACAAGTTGAAGATGAAGTCAATGATTCAATGGCAACTCCTGACCAAGAGGCAGACCCTAATATAGATGAAGAAACTATAAATGATGAAGAGGAGTTGGAATTCATCAGAAACAACATGAGTTCAAAACTATTAAACAAAAGATTTAACTAACTATGGCTACTGCATTATTCATAACAAGAAATGACATTATCAAAAATACTCCTTTGCAAGGAGCAATAGATGCTGATGCACTTCTACCCTTCATGGTTACGGCCCAAATCAAGTATATAAAGAATTTACTTGGAACGGTGTTGTATGACTTTTTGTCATTAAAAATAGAAACTGGGACCGTAGGTGATTTGAGTGTGTTCTACCAAGACTTATTATCAGACCATATCAAACCTACTCTTATATGGTATGCATGTGTAGAATACATCCCATTTAGTTCCATTCAGTTTAAATCAAATGGTGCTGTAAAACAACAATCAGAACAAGGTGTTGCACCAAGTAAAACAGAGATTGATTATCTAAAGGCACAGGCACAAACTAATGCAGATTACTACGCGTTGAGATTACAAAACTACTTGATTGCATATTCTAATCAAATTCCACAATACTTGGAATCAGTTGGAAATCAAACACAAATATATCCAGACCAAACCAACCAATATTTTGGTGGTATTCAATTATAATATATGGCGGCAATAGTTCATAATTCAGGTGTAAATTATACACTATATTACAACATCTTGGATTACTTCAAGACAATCATGGATAACCACCCATCCCTACAAGTGGTTACACAAGGATTGATTCAAGATTTTGACACAAGAGAATTCCCACAATATCCTGTGGGTAATGTGTCAATTCTATCTTGTGAGTATTTTGATACGGTTACTAATTGGAATATTCAGTTGGTAGTTGCTGATAAGATAAAGAATAGAAACAACGAAAGTGTTGGAGGATTTAACACACAAACTATTCCCTTTTACGGAGTAGATGATACGGTTGATATACACGCAAACACACTTGCAATTATAAATGATTTAACTTCATTTACACAAAGGTCAGTAGATGGTTTAGATATACCTGATATTATTATTAACGAACCATTTGAGGACCGATTCAATAATGGTCTTGCAGGTTGGGTTTCTACATTTACCGTAGTAGTTCATAATAACAGAAATAGATGTCTATTCCCATTACTAACTAACTAATGGCCAACTTAACTTCAATAGTACGAGGTAATAAGGAGTTGAACAAAGTTGCAACTCAAATAAAGAACATTGCCTTATTTTATGCTCCCAAAAAAACTGGTAATCTAAAAAGAAAGATGAACCAAGCAAATAGACCATCTAATATGATAAAGATATTGAGTGGTTCTAGTAAAGTTAGTATTGGTATTTCATTAGATATAGCACCTAATGGAGCAGAGTATGGTAAGTATTGGAACTCACCG